GATCTCCGGCAGGTCCTCTTTCTCCAGGAGGTCCAGGAGGTCCAGGAGGTCCAGCAGGACCCTTCTGTCCAGGGTTTCCGGGAGGTCCAGGGTTTCCAGGAGGACCCTGAGGTCCTCTAGCGCCGGGAGGACCGGGGGTACCGGCCCCACCTCCTCCGCCAGACACTTCGGGAACGACGATAGCAGTCGGCGTCTCGTTAACGGGATCGATCGTTGCGCCCTGGACGAGACCAACGTGCTTGATTACATCGAACTTCGGAGAATCGATAATCAGCGTGTGGGTCCAGGATCCGGCGGGCGTAACGCCTTCACCCGGAGCCAACACCGCGACGTTGACATTGCCGCTGGTATCGGTTCGGACCGAGACTTCCCGCATGGGGACTTGTACGCCATCGACGGTTCCGAGAGCGCCCTTGACATCGGGGATCACTCGAAGGGTGGCCTGGCCGTTTTCTCCACCAGGGATCTTACCCTTCAGATAACAGTATGGCACTGCCATTTTGACTCCTTACGGTTGCTCGGCTCGGTCGAGGTAGGAGTTGACTCGAGCGTTGGTGTCGGGTCCCCAGACTCCATCGACCTCCGCGCCAACGGCAGCCTGCATAGCTTCGACGGTTGCGTCGTGAGCTTCCTCGGAAGCGTCACCCCAGATACCATCGGCTTCTGTACCGACAACCATCTGGGTGAAAGCCACACCGAACGGGAAGGTCCCACCGCCCCAGCTCGACGCTGCAGCCACGGAGTAGCAGCGAGCCCGAGTGTCGGGTCCGGCGACGTTGTCCGCCTCGGCTCGGACAGCCCGCTGGAGCGCAGTGATGTCGGAGAAACCACTATCGGTGGTGCCCCCGCCAGAAGAAGCGGAGTCGGAGTAAGCCGGACGGATCACATAGGCGATCGAGTGGTTGCGGACACGACGCCACACGCCGTTACCGGCAGACTGAGAGCCGTAGCTGCCGGACGAGGTGTTACCCTCGATCGTCTGCAGCGTACCGCCACCGAGATTCCGCTCCACGAAGCCGACGTGGTCTGTACCTCCGCCGTCCCAGTTGAAGATCAGGACATCGCCGGGCTCGGCATCATAAACCGAAACGAAGTAAGCTTCGGGATGCTGGCGTACCTTGTTGACTGTGTAATCCGTGTTGAATGAGAATCCGCCGATGGCGTCGATCTGCCCACACTCGTCAAGGCACATGCTGACGAACAGCATGCACCACCACACAGAGTCGGACGGTCCAGCAAGCCACTGCTGTCCAGTTCGAGCAGCCCAGTATCGCCCGGCTTCAGATCCGGGATTAGGGTCGTCAGGGGCGTAGTAGCCGATCCTTGCGGCAGCTCGTGCGAGAACATCATATGCAACGCTCACTTCATCACCTCGGTAGTCTGGGACACATGAATGCCTTTGTCCTCCATCGGATCGGTCCCGATGTTAGCCTGCGGGGCGAACGCCTCGTCAGGGATCTCTGAGTGCTTTCCCATTTCTAACCTCTTGTTCCTAGAGCCTTCCGCCTCTGGGCATTCAGCTCCCTGTTTCGAGCCATGATTTCACTTTGGCTCATCTTCTTGTTCGGCTGGTTCTTCTCATTACATACTTGAATGAGCGTGAGTAGCCGGTTAATGTGCCAGTTCTCGCAAGTAAAAGGGATCTGGCAGGCGATCATCCAGTAGTAGATCAGCTCAGATGAGGTATACTCCCCGGAGCCTCCTTTCTTACTGGTGCTGATTCTAGTAGCAGTCATCGGGTCTGCAATATACTTGTTGATCCGATGAAGCTCAGAAGGGGGGATACGGTCCAGGAGCGATCGATCGAACTCTTCTTCTTGAACCATACATTCGATGTATAGCTTTAGCTCCTCACTCGTCACATCATCGTTACCGATTAGGTGCTTGTGAGTGATCGACTCCCATTTTGACAGGGAGAGAAGGTTGTGCTCCAGGTGTAGTGTACCGCCGGGCCAAGAGACGAACGACTCTGTCGACTCATCGAACGCGTCGACTGGCGGGATAGAAACTATAAGCATTGCAGGCACCGAGGGCCCAGGAGTCTAGGTCTCTGCGCCCCCGGTGTAGTCTATCAGCCTGCGAAGTGCGCCTTGACCTCGTCCGGGAGAAGGAGCATCGGGTCGTTCTGACCAGCGCCCTCCTTACCGAACAACTTCTCCTCCAGGGTCTTCAGCTTGCCAGCGTCGACCTCGAGGGAGTTGATGGTCAGAAGCGAGGTGGGCTTGAAGCCCGCCACGTTAACGGCCGTGGTGGAGATGTCCCAGGAGAAGGAGATCGCCTCGGGTGAGTCGTTAACGGTCTTGTAGCCCTTCTCGGAAGGGGAGGCCTTGCAGCCGTATACGATGTGGAGCTTGTAGCCCTTGTCCTGACCGGCGACGTCGTCACCAATCTTGGTGCGGTATACCAAGCCGAAGGTCTTACGCTCCTGCTGACCGATCTTAACGCCCTTTGACAGGGTAGCGGATCCGTCACACTGCTCGAACTCCTCGGGGTAGGTGTAGGCCTCGATAGTGGCCTTCAGCTTCTCCGCGGAGAGCAGGGTCAGGTACTGAATGTTGTCGGCGTAGAGGTCGGTCGCCTCAGCGCCCTCGGGCTTCTCCGAGACGGCGGTGATACCGTTCCAAGCAACACCGACGCCGTACTTCTTCTGAGCAGAGTCGTACACATACAGAGCACAGTGGTCAACACCGGTCTCAATGCGACGCTCGCCAGTCTTGTCCCAGACAAGAGCAGCCATGTCTTCTCCTAGTAGTAGACGTCAAAGACGTCGTGGTAGATGTTCTCTTGGACTAGCCGGGTCATGTGTCGACTGAACAGCAGGTCCTCGATCTTGACCCTAGTCGGGTCTTCTGGGTTCCGAGCGATCAGCGTCACCTGGAAGCGATTCGACTTGATGTACTTCAGATTGTCGGCGTACATCGGTTCACCCGGGTTTCGCTCATACACAATACATGGGTACTGGAGCTTGATAGACGGGAGCGGCTGGTAGTAAACATTCCTGCTACCCAGGATTTTTTCCAGCAAGGACTGAAGCTCAAGGCGTCGGTCCATTATACACTCCCGTCATCTCAAGCACCAGCCGGGGGAACTTCAGCTCCACGTAGGAGATCTTCCAAAGTCCCCCCAGCCAGCGAACGTACCGAAGGTTCTGGATATTGTCAACAACATATCCATCTGCCAAGATGCTAATCTGATTACTAAGATTGATCTTATCCAGAACCTGATCGGTTGTACTGAAGCGACGGCTCTCTCGGAACACGTCACCATAGTACTGCTTCTCGACGATCTGATCTTCCCAAATTCCCGGCGAGGTCTCTATCTGAGTTGCGAAACCAATCTCTCCGAAGAATTTGGCCAAGGATCAGTCCTCTGCGACGGGGTTACCGTCCTCCTGCTTGCGCTCGACGATGATGGCCGACTTGACCTTTGTCAGAGCGCCGGAGAGACGGGTCTCCAGCAGGTAGTGGTACTGGTTGAAACTGATGTCGAAGTCCTCAGCCGCGAACAGCTGGCCACCCTTGTCGGCACCGATCGTGTAGTCGGTCATGTTGACGATGATACCCAGCGCGTCGACCTTGCCGTTCTTGGTAGAGGTACGAACCAGGTTCTTCATCAGCGGAACCTTGACGATCTTGGAGACGCCGACGTAGTCGGCCAGGTCGCTCATGGAGTTGAACAGGCGGTGGCCCATCTTGTCCTTGAGCAGGAGGATCTCGGTGACGGTCTGAGGAGCGGCGAACCAGGTGGGGTTGCCGGAGCCCTCGTAGTCGTCCATAGCCCGGACGATCGAGTCGAGCATGTCCTCCGTGGAGGTCTGCTTCGCCAGGATCACGCGAGGAGCGTAGAGCGGGTCCTCCTTGAAGATCGGGCGGATGTTCTCCTCCTTGATCTTGTCGTCGCTGGAAGCCTCACGGCCATCGCCAAGCAGAACGGCACGACCAAGCTCCTCCTCGATCATGATTCGCATCTCGCCACGGACCCAGGACACGACGTCGAAGTCGGTGATGTCCAGGATGTCGTCCCGGTCGAGGCGCTGCTTCTTATAGATCGTGGTCGGCGTGGTGACACGCTTCAGAAGGGTGAAGACCTCATCCTTCTTCTTGTTACCCTTGATGTAACCCTTGGCTCGGGCCTCGTCGGCGGTGATGTCCGCAAACTGGGTCTTGATTCGAGAGAAGGGCGAGTGCTTGGCGGCACCGACGACAGAGGAGACCCAATCGGTCTTCCTCTTAATGAACTCCGGAGTATTCCACAGGTTCTTGGCGTCGGGGAAGAGTGTGTCGATCTGCTTGATGCCGTACTGGTCGGCGTGAGCAAGAACGGCGTCCTTCAGGGAGCCGCAGGCCTTGGCGTCGGCAAAGATCTGCTCGACATCGGCGTGCGACAGGGTGGGGAGCTCCTCGGTCTTGGAGCCCTCGAACACATTCTGGTGAGCCATAGTATCCTCAGTAGTAGTGTCGGAATGAGCGGTGTCCTCGTCCGGAGTCTCCGCCTCTTCATCCTCAGCATCAACCAGCTGTCCGACGATGGCATAGACCGCCGTCTTCTGCTCCTCGGTCATGCTGTCGAAGATCTCCCCAAGAGTGGGGTCGTCTCCATCCCCGTCGGACTCCTCGTCCTCAGGGTCCTCCTCGGCGTGCTCGACGTCTTCCGTCTCCTCCACCTCAGAGTCCTCAGCCTCGTCATCATCGGTGTGCGAGACAAAGTCAATCTGAGCATCTGTGTACATAACAGCCTCGAGCTCATCACCATCGTCGCCATGCTGAATGGAGACCTGATCGATGTATGCCCCTGGGTTAGCTCCTCGGAGAACGAGGCTAACTTCCACAAGCTCTCCGTGGACAACATCGTTGCCCCGAGCCTTGACGTGTGTGGCGTAGATGCTCATAGCCTTGACGTCACCGTTGCGAACCATCTCTCGGGCGGTTCGTCCAGCATCCGAGTGGTTGAGATGTGCGTAAGCGTACACCCCGTCTTCTCGAACCTCTAGATCGGCATGACCAAGGACATTGGCTACGTCCTTATGCTGGTGCTGCCACACCAGGGGGACGGTCTTTCCGTCATACGCCGCAAATGCCCCATGCCGGATCACCTTGTTATCCGAGCACCGAACATCGTTCTTCGTTGCGTAGCCGGAAAAGTCGCAGTTAACTGCCATTTTGACTACTCTCCATCAGTTCGGAAATTGGCGTCTCCGACGCGGGGACCTCTGGAGCTGGCTCTTCGCCAGGAACCATTTGTTCCCCTGCCGGATTGATGTTGGAGTTCACCAACTGGTTTGCGGCCTCGTCCTTGGCTTGTGGCCATCCGAACTTAGGTCGCAGCTCGTTAGCGGTACCGATCTCGTTCCGCTTGACCGAGTCAACCAGCGAAGACATCTCCTCCAGCGGGACATTGAGGAACGGATCCTCGATAGCCATTACTCGCTGGTTCTGCGTTCTAGCAGTCTTGGTGAGGAACGTCCTAGTGATGGCATCCGTGATAGCCTTTAGAACTGGGCGAACCGTTCGGTTCTGGTAGTTCAGCATCTGACGAGCATCGGCCTTACCATTGAAGACATCCTCAGTCATACCAAGCTGGTTGTACAGCTGAGTAGTGAGCCATTGAATCTGACTCATGAGGTTGTTCTCGGAGGGCCTGTTGAGCTGTGTGATTCGCTCGGCGCCATCGGTGTAGGCAATACCGTACTGCGAACCAGCAAGCTGATCCTCGATGGCTTTACGTCGAGCTTCCGCCTGCTGCTTCTTCAGCTCAGTCTTTACGACGTAAGGCAGCTGGATAATGATGTCGAGCTTGCCCGAGCCTGACTGTCTATCGATAGCATCCAGCAGATGAAGCTTTTGTGTCAACCGTTGAAGAGTTGAGTTCGGAGCATTCATCACGCTGTAAAGCGGATTGTTCACTATCGCCACGAAGTCTTTAGGCAGAGTGAGCTGCTCGCGTTGTCCGGTGTTGTCGTTATAGACTTCCACCCGAACGTGCCGCGGGAACCACTGGAGTATCTGCCCAACTCGCATGGACCGAACGTCCCACCCCGCTGTCATGTTGGGGCTCACATTCGTATCGACAGGAACAATCGCTACTGCGCCCTCCTCAAACAGCGTGAGGACGAGATCCTGAAAGAATCCCTGTCCTGTCTGATCGATGTTAGCGCTGAGCGAAAGACAATCATCGAGATCGCTGTTATGATAGCTCTTCAGATTACCGTTATCGTCCACCTTGACGTGACGAATAGGCACATTAGAGACATCAATGGCAATCTGATTGTAGATGCTGGTAACGATCGTCTGATCACCAGCTACCGGACGGTAGTAAGTGCTTGGATTACCGAATGTCTGCATCCCATACTGTGGTGTATAGTCCGCTTTGTCCGGAGATCCACGAAAGGCGTTCCATGCGTGACTTAATCTATCACCGAAACCCATTTCACCTCCTCGCTCATTCGAATGCCTCCTTGTTCAACTTGTATGCCACGAAGGCATCCATTAGAGCAGCTACTGAGTCGATCTTCTCTTCCGAGCGTTTCTTCAGTAGCTTACGGTTTCCATTAGTGTCTTCAAGGGTGACGCAGTTCCCCATCGTGAACGACATTAGTTCTTGGTCAAAGATAAGTAGTCGTTCGGCCGCAAGCTTTTTGAGCTCGCCCAGGGGTACCGACTCTGTTCGAGCACCCTGAATCACCTTCTCGACGCCGTATGGTCCGTTCTCCTGCTCCCACCTTGTGACGAACTCTTTAGCGTTGTATGGGTCGAACCCAAACGCAGAGACATCGTATTTCTGGTCTGCAATGTGCTGATCCAGATCCTCATAGACTTCCATCATGTCTAGCACGGTACCGTCCATGACTCGAAGGGTGCCTTCCTGAATGAAGTCATCGTACTTCATACGAAGAGCGCCCGGAAGCTTCATGAGAGTTAGCTCCGAGATGTAGGCCAACGTCTTTACGCCGAAGGCCTGATTCCGGAGTGGAAACAAGAAGGTGAATGCACAGAAGTCGTCGCCCTGAGAAAGATCTGCGCCCATAGCGCATTGCATGTTCCAGAACGTATTCTTTCTGTGGGTCTTGGTTTCCTCGTAGGTGAAGAAGTATGTGTATCCCTCCATGGGGATTCCAAACCTCTTGGCCAGGATGTCGTTTCGAGCAGCCGGAGCCTGTTCCATTCGCTCCACATCTTGCTGGTACCGCTCATAGGAGACCGTAATACCGATATTGGGTTGCGCCTTGACCCACATAGATGGGTCGCCCACTTCCTCAATCTTGTCTAGACGGTAGTACCAGATAGAGATGTGCGGAGCTTGGTATTCACCCTTAAGGATTTTGAGCAACTCCATTTTCATGGTGTCGCCTACCGCATTTCGGATCGTCCCCTCGGAAGACACGGCCAGAATGACGAAGTCATCGATCTTGGACGCTCCCTGTTCAAGCGCACCGACAACATCCTCTCGGACATCGCCAGATAACCACTCGTCCACAGTACAAACTTTAGGTCTTAGACCCTGCAGCTTGTCGATGGACATGGGGCGAACCTCGAGGAGAGATCCGGTTAGGAAGTTCTCGACTCCCTTTTTGGTCGCCACTAGCTTTTGACGGAATGCTCGGTTGCCCGTGGTATTTTGAAGCGATCCTTCGGTGAGGAACTTGTACAACGGCCCCCTGGCCCGGGTGATTGCCGTCCTGAACGGACCCATCACTTCCTCGGCCTGCTTCATCGTCGGTGCGGTGGCGATTTGATGCGTCGTTGTAGTGTCAATTACCATGAAGTAGTTCTGGATGAGTGACATGTACATCGACTTAGCGGCGCCTCGAGCAACGATCAAGTACTGCTTGACAGTCAGGCGCTTTTTGACGGTCTTGGTTACATAGTGACCGCCAATACCGTCTTCATATGGCTCATAGACCTCACGATCTATGAAGTAGTACCACCCGAATAGCTGTTCGGCCCAAAGCTTGAAGCTGTCGAGTAGGTATAGGTCGGCTCCATCGGAAAGGGTCAGCTCATTCTCGCAGTAGGAGATGAATCCTTCGACTGCGAGGTCGTCGTAGTAGTAAGTTGGATCGGCAATAAGCTCGTCGATCCTATTCATCTCGCAGGAGATCTCCTCGCAGACGGGAATCTCTCCTCGAATGACTGCGTCTCGGAACTGCCCGTAGTATTTTGGTACTGCGGTGTTCGAGAGCATTACTTAGCCGTGCTCCCCGGGTTCCTGGGATATCGTCGCTGCTTACCGGAAGGTTTAGTCTGTGTGTAAGACTTCTTCTTCTCGATCAGTTTGACGTTACCCTGCTGCCGGGTCGTGATCTCGGACTTAGCTCGAGGCTTGGGCGGGGTGTAAGTCTTCCCCTTAGCCTTGGCTGCTGCAGCTCGAGCTTCCTGACGAGACTCCCTAGCCGCCTTACGAACGGTAGCATCATTAGCGATGACCTGAGCGGCTTCGTAGCCTTCCTTCGCCTTCTTGACGGCTTCCTTGACCTTGTCCGAAGTATCCTTGCCGTATTTTGCTTCTACAGCGCTATCAAATGCGCGCTTCATCACCTTGGTCGCGGCGTACGTACCGGCCTTGGTGATACTGCTCTCGAGAATCTCTCGGGCAACCTTTCGACCACGGATAGTGTGGCGGTCAGCCTTGAGCTCTCGGTATCGCTGCTCTTGCTCGAGGCGCTTGATGCGCTTCTGTAGTTCGGCGTCGCTGAACTTTCGATAGGACTGCTTGCCACCCTTGGTCTTGACGGGTTTAGCCGCCTTAACTTCGGCGCGCTTGGACTTGTATGCCTTGAGGGTGTCGTTTGCCTCACCAAGTTTACCGGCTACGGTCTTTCGACCGATGCTAGCCTTCTTGGTGATGACCCCCCACTTCATACCTTTGACGCCGTGGTGAGCGAGATCGGCTATTTGTCGTTCTCGGTCTGATAGATCAGTCGCCATGCTGCCTCCTCAATCAGCTTCTGATAGGAAGTGACCACGAAGGAGTTTGACGGCGGGTCGAAGATGAGCCTAACCTTCATGGCGATGTATGACTTGATGGTTGCCATATCGTCGATCCCGAAGAAGGCTTCCCACCCAGTCGTTTTCTCGATTGGATCCTCGCATTTTGCCCCCAGTTGGTTGAGTTCCATCCGGCAGGTGTTGATGTGCATCAGGATCTGATCGTCGAAGGCGTCATATCCCGGAACAATTCCGAGAGCCTTCTTTGTGTCCTCAAGAACTGTTCCCATTAGATCCTCCAGGGAGCTTGATCGTTTGGTCGACGCTCCACTACTTGGGTCGTCAACCTAGATCGGTCTCCGAAGTGTATCGCGTTGTGGGTATTCTTGCAAGTGGTGATGAGGAACTCCGGATCGAGGATGTCGGGATTGAATTCCTCGAGGTCTTTGGGCTGGATCGGGTTCATGTGGTGTATCAGCGGCATGTATCCGATGTCATATCCCTCGACCCCGAGGTCCCTGGCTTCATCTCGGGCCAGAACGAAGTTGCGAACCTTTTTCCATTCCGTAGAGGAATAGAACCGCTGGTTCAAGTATCGATCAAAGCCGAATGTACTGGTGCCGACTTGCCCGGTGAGAGAAAGGTAGTCAAACCTCTCTTCGAATGTATCAAGTCGAGACAGATCACTGTATGTCCGTAACACTTCCCGCTCCAGAGTATGTTCGGAATGCCTCGATCGCTTCCTTATACTTCTTTTCCGCTTCCTCAGCGGAGACGAGAGCCGTCTTCTTAGCCTCGAGCAGAGCTGTCTCGTGTCGAAGCTTCTCAACCTCTAGCGCTTCTCTTGTGGAGGCGAGCTTGAGGTAGTGATTAACGGTTGTAGCGGGCGCCGAGCCGTCTCGAAGCTGTTTCTCAGCAAGCTCTAGCGCAAGATTGATCATCTGCGCCTCTCGTTGTTCCACAGTTCGTGCCGGTTTTATCGGTGCCGCGGCCCTTTTACCCATAGTTTGCTCCTTTACTAGAGGGGTTTGGACCCAATTCAAGGTTAGATTCTGGCGATCCATTAATGAGCGAGACCAGCGGTAGGAAGGAGCACACAAAACCTACCTAGGACCGCCAGAACCTAATCCCGAATTGGGTTTCCAAATATCCCTCCGGGGAAAATATGGAGGAGGCGGCGATGAGGGTGGGGGGCGCAAAATGCGTGACCCCCTCCCCCCATCAGAGAGATTTGAAAATGAAAATCAATCGTCAACTTCAAACGTTTGATAGAAGTTTGTTCCATCAAACTTTAGAATTCGATCAATTGCGTTTTCAATTTCTTCTTGTTCAAGCTCTTCACTCAATGAACTCGAAGAAGAGACGAACCTAGCCAGCAGGCCACATGTGTTGTAGCCATGCACAACATCGAAAGCAAACCATTCGTTCCAATCAGTTCTTGGATCGTAAGGATTGTCGATAGTGCTAAGCATCCTAGCCATCATAGACCCCTTTCATAGTGGGTCTGGGTAGAGGGTGTGATCATATTATATTCTCATCCCTCTTCTAGAGCACGGTGTACGGAGGTCGTGGAGATCCCCAAAGCTTCAGCAATCTCAGCTGCAGTTCTACCCATGCTAGACATAGTCTTGGCCCTGGAGACAACAGATCCTGTCAGCTTAGGTGTAGTTCTAGGCGTTGCTAGTTCCTTGATGTTGGATTCGTCAGCCATCTCAAGAACCTTAGACAAAGTAGCCTGGGAAACAGCACCTTCCTGAATAGCTCTCCACTCCTTGGGTGTGACCATGAATGGTTTCTTGCCAGCCCCCGTCCTTGAACGGGCCTCGGCTAAAGCCTGGCGGCGTACCTTAGACATCCGTTCTTTGTCCTTGGCTAAGGTTGGATCAGCCTGCTTCTTAGCCCTAACCACTGCGTCAGCGAGGACCTGTGCTTGGCGTTCCCTGGGTTTGTTGCGGAGGCCCTCGTTAATTTTAGCCTTGAGGGATGCAACTTCAGGGGCGTAGGTCTTTGAGGCCTGGGGGTTCTTTCGAACAGAGGGGATCTTTAGTGTAGCCTTCCTTGCATTGTTGGCCATGGCCTTCAACGCATTGGAGTGATTGGCATACACTGTCTCGATAGTAGACCCGTCTGTAGAAACCAGGGAGAATGCGTCGTGAGTCTCCGCCAACTTTTTGGACTTGGTAACACTGGCCTCTGTCTTGAACCCCACCACTTTATCGGGGTCGTCCTTATCAAAGATGGGTTTGCGATATGTTCGACCGGTAGTCTCCCACATCTTACGCCCCGTCTTCGGATCAATAGGGCCGCCCTTTGAAGCGGACCGGGCTTTTCTCTCGGGGAGATAAGCTGTTGATCCAGCCCTCGAAATCAGGGTAGAAGCACCACCGTTTGATTTACCCTGGTACTTCTTCTTAAGAGCGGGAATACCATTGTCAACCTCGGACTGCTTATAATTAAGCTTGTGCTTCTGGGCATCAATAACAACCATGGAGTGTCGAACCGCCCTGGCTATCTCAGCCTGGTTAGCCCCCTTGATTGTCATGTCGGTAATCAGGTTTGAGACCTCACCCATCTTAAGCTGCTTGGTCTTGTCCGACATCTCGGGCATCCCCTTGTAACCGGGGTACATTCGTTTCGGATCGAAGTTCTTCAGCTGCTTAAGCGTGTGGGCGGTCTTAACCTTACCCGAGTTATTGGGGATAACCAGAACAGAGTCGCCATCAAAGTCAGCACCCGACAGTTTCTCGGCCACCTTTGGGTGAATACCGATGGCATCTTTAACCTTGGTGCCGATAGATCGACGAGCGGCCTGGTTCTTGTTGTTCACCACCAACTCGGGGATCTCAAAGCGTCCACCGTGAGGATGACGAACTAGAACAACACGCTCCCCATGTTTGAAATTGGGGGCGTAAACTTCTGTGGTCTTCATCTTGGGGACGGGAAGGATAACCTGACTGGCTTGCCTTGGAAGGGAAGCGGCTTTGAGATCCACGGCGTCAGAATCACAGCTGTCCGCAAAAGACTGCAGTAATTTCTTCTTGACCGCGGGGTTTGTCAGGGCCATGATCTCTTCGAACTCGGCCTGACGTTTATCCCTGGCCTTCTGAAGCTGCTGTTTAGCCAAAGATACCGGCTGCTTCGAAAGGAACTGGGAGCTCAAGGTCTTAGACCAGTCTCCCCATGTTCCTTCGTCATTGACGATATTAATGGCCGAGAGCTTCTTCTTACCGCCCTGCTCATAATGGAGCTGCTTACGGATAACGGCCCCGAAAGGATTAGCGGGGTCATCCTTCATAGGCTTAAGAGCGTCGAGCTTCTTCCCACTATCCTTCTTGTTGGTGTTGAACCGGATATCATACCCCTTCGGGATATCATCCGAATACATCGCCATACCCTTGAGGAAGTGGGTGCCGTCGACAGAGATTCGAACCTGGGCGTAGTTTGATCCACCAAGCGACAGATCTTTTACTCCACGACGGATCTCGATAACACCATCCATGTCTGCGCCGCCGTCTGGTCCATAGCGAACCTTGAGGCGCTTGCTAGAGACAGCGGTGGGCTTCTCGATACCATATACGGTACGACCACGGTCCTCGACGTTGACGCCAGGGGCTTTAATCTCGCCCCGCTTGGCCAATACGGTCTTGTAGTCCATGCCAGGTGGCACAAGAACCTTCATCTCGGTCTGGTTGCCCGTTGTCTGCTGGGTAACCTTAACCTTGTGGACGTGGTAGCCCTCAGCCTCGAGCATGGCGGTGGCTGTTTTGAGCTTTGTCCCAGTAACACCGAGATTTGTCTCAACGCCGAGCCCTACGTCGACAAGCCCGTCCTTCCCAACTTCCTTCTTCAGGACTTTTGCCAGTGCCTCGGTACTCCCCGCCCTTTCTTTTAGGGTTGGGTCTAAAAGAGCTCGGACGGATGACTCGTTGATGCCCATGCGACGACCAATGGCCGTGTTGGACATACCCTTTTCCTTAAGCCGGAGGACCATTGCCGCGTCAGCTTTACGCTTCTCGTTCTTTGCAATGGACTTCTGGGCTCGAAGCTGGGTGGTGGTCATGCCGAAACCTTTGGCGATCTCAGTCTCGGTGAGACCCTTCGCCTTGAGTTCCTTGACGGTGGACAGGAAGTCCCCTGAATGCTGATGGGGGTCTTTTCCAGATCCCCAGGGATAACGGCCGCTCTTACGCTTAACGCCGTAGTGGGCCAAATCCATCAGGCTTCCTCCTCTTTCACCTTCTCGATGAGCTTATCAAACCGGATGATGGTGTCCATAATGGGGGCAATATCGTCGCCCTCGGGGTTTGATACCAGAATATCGTCATTCTGGTAGATACGGAGCTCGTAGTTTATCTCCCCAGGACGAACTCCATACTCGAGACAGAACAGGGCTGCGTAGATCATAAGCTGATCGATCTTGGCAGGGTGGACCCCCGTCTTAAGATCGTGGATGCGTAGAAGACCCTTGTCAAAGGAAATTGCGTCCGCCGTTCCAAAACAGTTGACTGAGTAGAACAAAACTTGCTCGGGGGACATCCGAAAACCAATGGCGTCATTCACATAGTTGTTAAACGTCACCTTGTTTCGAGGCATGCGCATCTTCAAACGAATATGCTCTGCTGCGAGCTCGTGAAGACGGGTACCTTTTGCTGCGGCCTGGGATGTACGAAATGACTCCACCAGTTTGTCAGGGGAGTAGTTCAGCCAGTGGTACTTACTGGCGGAAAGAAATGCATGGGCTCCACTAAGCGCGGAGTGATCGTTGAACTTCATCGAGAATCTCGCTCTCATTCTCAGGATAGATGAATGCCGCGTAAGACATGTTGTTCATCTCACGGACGTAGTGAGCTTGGTTGGGTCGGACTTGTGCCAATCGACCGCGCTTCACCTCAAGGGCCGCCCATCGCTCCTTGTATAGAATCAGGAGATCGGGTATGCCTTGAATGTAGTTGGGGTCGTTCTTGAGAACGATACACCCCGGAAGCATCTTACCCAGCTTCTTGATCAGCTGGGCTTGAAACTGTGACTCACGCATGGTGTGCTCCTCTGGTAAGCCTATAAGAAGGGTATAGGCTTTATCTATTCCTTCTTATCATTATATGCCGAGTTTGCGATCAGAAGTGAACGCAACTCGTAGAGGGGGCAAAATCGCTGGTTGCGTTCAAATTTTGGGAAGTGGCCAAAAATTCGTGAAAAACCCTATTTCATATATAATTAAAAAAATCAATCAATCAATCAATTAATAAATTTCACAAAAAATGGCCACTTCGACTTTTCGTTGCAATTCCAAGGAAAAGTCGGGGTCCCAAAAAACCAAGTGGCCACTTTTTTGGCCACTTCCCATTTTCGAGTCACATGAGTCACATCTGTAACACAAAAAAGTGGGCAGTAGATCAAAAAAGTGGCCACTTGGCCAGTGAACGCAAGCCCTATTCAGCCCAAAAACGCCTTCTCGTTGAAGAGTTGCTTACTCCTCAAGGCTCTCCGGACGGCTTTATCGATCCCGGAATCACTCTCAAGGAAGTAATAATTCAACTCAGAATATGGCGTATTGAGCCTGTCGATCCGTCCCTCACATTGCTCCGTAACCCTCCAAGAATAGTTGAGGCTCCAGAAGAGAACTGTATCGGTACTAATACAGTTCCATCCTTCTGCTGCGGAGGTGTACTGACAGATGTAGAGCCATCGCTTTCCTCCCGGAAGAACATCGTGCCGATGTCCATTCCATTGTGCCGTAGGATGTCCAGAGCTCTTCGCAACGTCAAGGATTCGCTCGAGTTCATAGTCGTAGTTATAGAAAACAATGACCCTCTCATGCGTCTTGAGAAATTTGAGGGCCTGGTCTGAACGCCAGTCATTATCACTGACCACCTTCCGCAAGGTTCGACAGACTCCCCCAGCATCACGCAAGGGTTCGTCCGTCCATGGATCTTTCTTAGTCCTGACTACCTGATCGTACAAGTCTACGTCATACTTACAGGGGATCTTCTTCCTAACACGAGTCGTATGACGCTCTACCGGCATCTCCACAAGGATACTGCGTCGAAGCCTCTCGAGTTTAGCAGTCCCTATGTAACGCTTCACCTTTGGGTACTTGGCGTAACGATCGAACTGGACATGCTCATCAAGGAACTCCGTACGAGTTCTGAAGAAACCGTGGGCCATGAACACCGGAACGTAGTCCATCCATACATCACCCGGTGTAGCCGATAACATCAGCCACACGTTTTTATTGGTTATCTTCAGAAACTCCTTGGACCATCTACCGGACCCAGAAGCACGCTGTTCATCAAAAAAGAATACCGCGTGTTCTCGATCCGAGTACTTCCCGATGTTATTCCACGAGTCCACGACAATCCGTGAACCGGTGAAAGAACAATCAGGATCTGTACTCAGACCGAGACGCGCAGCTTCTTCCTCCCACTCGAGGGAATCCCGCTTCTTAGCGGTAGTGATGACATACAGCGTAGGGGAGCCCTTGACCTTCTTTCTAGCCAAGGACCCCCCTTTCTCGAACGAGGCGGCGTTACAAACCGACGTTAGATACCACGCAAGACTTGTCAGGGTCTTTCCAGAACCCACGCCACCCGCCAAGATGCTGCCTGATCGCAGTTGATGGACCGCCTTGATCTGCTCAGGGCGATACACCACTACCATTTGAGTCTAGATCTCCTCTCTGCCTCAGACTCGACGCAGTCTCCGAAGATCCACTCATCGAGCTCCGACAAGGTCTCGTTGAAGATTGCATCTTCTTGCGTTCGCTTGTCATCCCACTGCCGTCGACGGTACTCCTGGATCGAGACGAGCTCCCAGTTCGAAAGCTCGAGGTGAGCCCAGATACCGTCAACCGGTACGACAAAGTGGTTCTTCGGAATGGGTCCGTAAAAAGCCTCCCACATCATGATATGGAAGTACTTAGCAGTCGACCACCGTTGTCCTTCGGCGAACACACTCACCCGAGGCTTCCCACGAGTATCGTAGAAGATAACCTTGAGGGCTCCTGTGTCGCCGTTCTTGAAGAGCCCTACGTCCGCAACGAGATACCGCTCGTAAGGCGGCATACATGGCTCCCACTGGAGCTCAGTCGACATGGATCCTCCGGACATGATCGAGGTGGAACTCGGTAACGCCCCCGCCATTCTTGGTCCGAAGCCGGGTACCCTTGGTCGAGTGGAAGTACTGCTTCTCATCCCCGGACAGGAAGACATATACGTCGAAGTCCAGGAAAGAGTTCGTCCACGATCCGTAGAACGTCAATCCCTTACCCGAGACAAAAACCGTAGCATCGCCACCATTCAAGTTCAGCGTCTCGCAAATGGTCTTTCGATCAGTCGAGACACGAACCGTAGGAGACCCTTCCCAGGCATCCTTCTGCCAGTCGTACTGGAACTCGGCGTCCTTCTCATAGTGCCACTTGATCACCTCATTCGAGTTATCACGAGTAGTGAACACCGTGATCTGCGAGATGGTAGGACCGTCGCTCACGCTGAGGATATTGTAGTTCTTACCCTCGGCACGGAGAGTGGGCTGGAATCCCTTATCGTAGATCTCATTGTTTGCATAAACGTAGAACTCCGGAGCCTTCAAGACCTTCCCTTTCTCATTACGGACAGCAACCCATTCCGTCTGAGGGCGCTTCTGGACGAATACCCAGTCGTCAATATTCTCGAGGAAGATATGTTGGTTCGGACGAATCGAGAAGTAGAATTTGACAGGGGTCTTGTTGATATTGTCTGACTCTACCATCTGCCACTGAACAATATCAACGGGCTCAGGTTCAGCGGGGAACTGGATAGGCATACGGTTACCGTACTTGAGAGTGCCATCAACGTGCTTGAGGAACCTTCGCCCACCCATCTTACGAGGCTCGTCCTTCATGAACACTGGGGTCTCCGCAATATAGCCGAGCGGTTCGTCAACAATGTCGCTCATCAGTTGTAGTCCTTTATTGTCTCGCTCTGAATGATGTTTGCGTTCTCGATGGTCCACCGATTTGCGGATTTACGGAAGTGTCCATCAACGGACTCATCCACCTGAAGGAATACAGTCTTACCACTCGGTCGAGTCAGAGTGACAAGTAACGCGTCGACCCCCACAAGGCGCATCATGCTGGAGAATCGACACTTCTCTCCGCAGAAGAACACATATGAAGGCGCATTCTCCGAGGAGTTACCATGGAACTTGGTCCAGAAGGCGTCCGGAGTAAGAATGTCGAACTCCCCACCCGGGAAGAACGAATCGCCATCCGTCCACAGCCCCTCTGATCGAGGAATGTCCCGATGGACCACACGACCAACGCGATCAGTAAGCTCGAGTCGGTAGATGTCCTTGTCACCGATGTAAACTACGTTCGTCACATGGTTGGGGCGGTCATTCTGATAGAACTCGGCGAACTCGAATTCCGAGTCGGACTGCCTCGCCATAATCATATGTAGAGCGAACTCGTCAAGAGCTACTCGACCATGCGGGAACTTGAATAGTTTCTCCGGCGTAAGAAAATCCGTTCGATAGTTCTCGACATGACAGGGAATGGTCATGGCGTGCTCCTTACTTCTTGTATCGCTGACGCTTGGGAATGTCGTACTCATCGAGTAGATAGTCAAGGAACTCATCGAGTTGCTCCTTGATCTGATCGGCGAGCTCCCGGTTTCGAACCATGGGGATACTCGTGATGAAGTTGTAGCCGTTTCCACTACCGGCCTTGTCTCGAGGCATCACCCGAGTATGTGCACGTAACTCTCGTCGATGAGGGTTGGTGATGAACTTGAGGACGATGTCCTTTCCGGGAAGCTTAACCCGATTAGGGTACAGCTCCCTACGAGGCTCCTTGCCGTCGGCAATATCCTGCATACGAGCTGCAGCCAGAGCCTTCTTCTCGATCTCTTCTGCCTCGGCAACAGCTTTGCGGATGTCGTCCGCGCTGACAATCAGTGCCGCCATAACTTGTGCTCCTTTCTATGGCGAACCCCCGGGCCCTTTTACAGACCCGGGGGCATCAAATCAGAACCGACGCATCTCTCGAATGAAGATCCAGATGAGCCAGACCCCACCCGTCAAGCATACGAGAGTGCAGTCGAGAAGGAAGTTGAAGAATCCGTAACGTCGCATATCAGGCCACCTCCTCGTCGGCGTACTTGGCGTCCAGCGGGTCCTCCTGAATCGTAACGTACATCGTACCGAGATACGCCTTGACTCCGGAGTTGCCGTTGACCTCCCACTGGTAGGGATTGATCGTGAGATCGACGTTGAGGATCTCCGCGTAGTCCAGCGAAGCGATAGTGTTCTCGTTGAGATAGGTACGGTTCTTCGTGATACTGGGGATGCAGATCACTCGAGGCGGACGGGCCCGGTAAGAGGCCTCCACCTTGAGATACCAGGTGACCGCATCCGGATCCTGACGAGACTCTCGGCTCTTGAGGTTCCAGCCGTCACGCTGCAGATCCCCCACAAGATCCTCAGGAATCTCGACGCAGAAGGTGCGCTTACCATTTGCGAACGGACCCTCAGCAGAGAAGTCCTTGAAGAAGATTCGGGCGTTCTCGAGGGTAATGTTTCCAAGACGTGCCATTGTGTGCTCCTTATCTATCAGGCTCGGAAGTCGGGGTGGATGTTTGAGGGGTCACCCTGCGAAAGCTCAAGCACTCGAGAGATGAACCGAGTCAGATTCTTCTTCTGTCGGCACTTGAACAGGATGGTGCGGATTCCTCCTGAGAAGAGAATGTCCGCGTAGATTACGTTTCGACCCTTGTAGAAGCTGACCTCGGTACCATCAGTGAGATCGAAGTGCATCTGCTGGCTATACTTCCCGATCCAAGAAGGCTTGATGTTGCTTCGCTTATCGATGTACTCTTCAAGCTTGACGTCCTCGAACTCGTAAGCCTCCTCGTTCAGGTCGCCATTGAGGTCGAAGTAGTCAATGACGCTGGGGTTTCTCTTACTCATTACATAACCTCGATCATGTGGTCGGGAACTTTGTTGAATCGGATATCAGCGAGCCTCATCATAGCACTCATGAACTCGAGGAAGATGACGGGTCGAGTACAGATGTGCGGCTTTGACTGGATGGCGGGAGATGACTTCCATACAATGATCCCGCTAACATAATCCATCCGCTTGTCCCAGACGAATACGACGGTGGGATACTGCGGGTGAGTGGCTGTTGCGGAGAGACCATCATCGGAGGGAGTAATAGTCCAGTGCGGATCAGGAACCTCCACACTCTTCCAGCTCGGCGGGGTGGGTTTACTGTTTCGGAGGACATACATTCGATCCTCGGTGAAGCATCCTTTGTTGACGGTCATGAGAGCCATTCCTCCATAAGATCCATCTTGTCGCCCATGATTCGTCGTACGAACTCGCAAGCGATCTGATACTCTCGCTGGTTGTAGACGTAGAGAGGCTTGAGTACCTTGTCCCCCTCCTCGAAGAACATCCGCATGACCATGACCTTGTGGATGGGGTCGTAGGTCATGAGAAAGCTGTCTCCGTTCTTGGTCTGGTACTCGACACAGTCCTCGGTGTTACAGATGACAAGGATGTCCTCAGAGTCGTTCTGCTCACGATAGTCGATACCCCGTCGGAACGCCTTGAAGCAATCCTCGAGCGAGATGAAATCGACATCGATCCGAAGATACGACTCGTGCGAGACGATCTGTCCTGGCATAGTGTGCTCCTTTCTGAGAAAGAACTATACCCCATGTTCGGGGTATAGCATTGAGATCAGTCTTCGATCTCGATGTGGTCAGCAGCTTCCTTGACGACGGCGACGGTATTGTCGAACTGCTTCTTGACTTCCCGCTCAACAACGGCAGATGCAGCGATGCCCATACCCACTGAGCCGAACCATAGCAGAGCCTTTGTGAGGCCAGCTGAGTTCTTGACAGCGGGTGCGGTCCATCGGCTAACAATCATACCGGTGCCGAGAGAAGTCAGGGCAGACAGTACAGTCTTAGCGAAGGGGAGCATGAGTTTTCCTTTCGAGTAGAGGGGTCTCATTATACCCCGTGACTTCGACGCGAACCCCCGGGCCCTTTTACAGACCCGGGGGATTTATCACGACAGATGACCCTCACAATTCTTCGGCATGGCTACGATCTCGGTGTGACCCGTGTGGACGAAGAAGTAGAAAGTCCATCGGAAGTAGTTGAAGGTCAGCACCTTATTGTCTCGAGCCGCCTCAATCTGAGCCTGCCCGAGGCGATCAGGTAGAACCTTGATAGCGAAGTATTTATGCACGTCGCCATTTGGTTCATACACAGTAAGTGTGCGGGATTTGTGATCAGCCATCGGTCCCAAAGCTCCAATCGTAAGCGTCAAGCTCCAAGGGTGAAGGCCTCGAAGTCGCCATACTCTCCGATTGCTGCCTTCGCAGACTCAGCAAGACCTTCGAAGTATCCCCAGTCAACATACTCCTTCCAATCCTCCGGGTGGGCTTCCTTGAAGGACTCGAATTGTACCCACCTGTGACCGGTACTGCCTGATGCGGCATGGAAATTACCATCTTTCTCGCGGAGAAGGATCCCGCCTCCACGGTTAACGGGGACGAAGGCGCCGGTCTTACCGACGAACTCCATCTCAGGCTCCTCTTCCGAGCCGTTGTTGAGATACAGAGCGGTGGTGACGCTCTTGGTTTCCGCCACGTCCTTGATCTCGAGCTCCTCCTTCGAGAAGAGCTCCTTGAAGACGTAGGGGTGCTGGAATTGGGCGCCGGTAGCACTCCACTTCCCGTCCTCGTAGTCGACGTACACCGCCTTGTTCACGAGACACATACGGTCATAAGTGGCCTCATGTTCGAAGGTATAGCCGTACTTCTTACCGAACTCCATGACCTTCTGGATGATCTCGGGTGTGGCCCTCGGGATCTTGATCGAGTCGGTCTTGATATGCGCCACATCGAAGCCCTGCTCCTGGACGAAGTGCTTGAGGTCCACCATGAACAGTGCACCACGCTTAGCGACGATGTTGTCCACGTTCCGCGGGTCCTTAAACGGATTGGCGAACTTCGCTGCAGTAAGACCGTACACCGAGTTGATGACGATCTTTAGAGCGAATGCTAGCGAATCGTAGTCGACATCCCCCTCGAGGAACTTCTTCAGCGCTCCATCCAGAAGTCTTCCAGCGAGCTCTGCGTCACGGTGCTTGATTGCAATACGGGCCTGCTTGATATCGCTGAAACGCTTAGTGTATCGGTCTCCGAAGAGGTTGAGACACTCGATTGAAGTGGGATGCATGCTCGCAACGTCGAGAAGAGCGACGTCGACATGGATTCCTTCCTCTCCGTAGACGTATCCGCCCTCACCAACTTCCTCCCCGCGGTAGGTAGACTTACCGAAAGAGTACTGATAGCCAGGGAATTGCTCACTGAGATCGGTGTATACGAACTCACTTTGGGGGGTCCTGTTCTTCCCGAAGATGATGAACTGACTGTGCTTGTTGGTTGTGTCATTCGGGGTCAGACCCGAAAGCTCGGCAAGCATAAGGCGTGCCTGCCAGTCCGCATAGAGGTGATCAAACACTGCTTCAGTCGCAATGACGTCATTATCACAGTACTCAGCCACCTCTTCCCAACGCTCCTCGGGGACGTTCTCGTCCCAAGGAAGCCCAAGCTCCTGGTGATGCAGCCCGAGCTCGATCTCCCACTTCTTGAGTGACATCTTGGTGGCTGCGAAGTCGTACACATCGGTGTAGGACAGGTTGTATGCCTCGACGAAGCCTGCTGTCGCGCTGTTCTTGATGATTCGCCGACTCAAGTCGTAGAGCTTGGCGTTGTTGAAGCCCAGCGTACGTGCATACAGGATGTGGTTGTCGTACTTCCGGCAGTTGAATCCGACAAGTCGCATCTCGCAGAGCGCCTCGATGTCCTCGGGTGACGGATTGATCATCCGATGGACCTCTGACTTGCCTTTAACCTTCCAGTTCACGAGGAACAGGTTGGGGAAGACCTCGCAGTCGAAGAATACCAGGTCTCCAGTCGGGAAGCCGACGACCTTCTCCTCTGGGTCCTCGTTCGTGAACGGCATCTCAAGTACGGTCTTTATCGCCGCCTCGGACTGATGGCTCGAGGACATGGCGAATGCCAGAATTCGAGGCTTCAAGTCCTTGACGTCATAGACCATACCCTGACCCTTGGCGTCTCTAAGGATTTTGGCAATGAAATCGACTGACGGTTTGGTTGCCGGATGAATCTCCTTTCGGAGGTTGCGCTCAATAAGATCTCTGACCTTCTTCTCGTTGGCCATGGTTGTCTTGTTGATCACTTTCTGCTCCTTTAACGGTAGCCCTTCGGAAATATGGGCCACCGGGATGTTGTTGCAGTGCGAGACTCGCCTCCTCAAGGAAGAGTCTCCTGTGAAGACCTTGATCTCAATGTCTTCGTCATACAGTCTCGCTAGTTGTGTTGGGTCGCCGTCGTATAGGTAGTGAAGATGAACTCCATTGCCTCCTTGACTAACCTCAGCATATGTTGGAGGCCACTTTGAAGCCTCTTCCAGATTCCGAGTGAGACTTTTCTCGCCATCGACCTTGATGTCGAAGTCGATGACGATGTGATTCTCTGGTACCTTAACGTAGTGCGTCTCATGGGTATTGATATCCTTCAGGGAAGTGCGAACGTTGGCCCATCGGAACTGGGGTGTTCCACTAGGGCCTGCCTGCTGAGCCGGGCATTCCATGAGAATTCCGTCGAGTAAGGATTCGGAGTGATCCAGGTCGAGTGAATACGGCTTCTCTGGAGAAGCTTCGAGTTCGGCAGGATCCAATAAGTGATACCTGAAGCCGGAATAGACATTGCGTAGTCGATCGCCCCCAAGCTGGCGTCGCTCATCGAAGTGATCAAAGTAGTCTTTGAGCTCTTCTCGGAACTGGTATCGGCTCTTCGTATACGGGATATTACTCTCACTGCAGTACTCCTTATACAGCTTATAGGCCATTGTGAGACTGATGTACTCCTCTTCCTTGAATAGGAGGTAGTTCTCCTCGACGAAGTTGTAGAGCACATTGGTCTTCATCATCATGTCCTGAGGCTTATAGGCGTCGTAGTAGTGCTTACCGAGACTCCTATAAACCCCAAGACAATGATTAGCGATCTTTCCGAGCTCATCTCGGACTTGCGTCACGAGAGTTTGATACTCACTGACGTCCAGTTTGTCCCCGGTAGGGGAGATGTCGATAAGTCGACGGATGATACCGGACTTGGAGTCTGTGATCTTGACAGGCTTGTTAGTCCCGATAAACAAGATCGCATTAACTCGCTTGGGAAATCGTCGAACGCCCTTCTCATTGATGAGAATGGTCTCATGAGCGACGATGCTGTTGAGGAGCCCGTTGGACTCGATCCGTGATAGGTCTCCATCTTGGTCGATGGCCACGAGCGAACTCTTAGCGAGAGTGCTGGTTGCGAACTGATCTGACTTGGACCCAAGAGCGCCCGCATCGAAAGTAGTTGTGTATCCTTGGAATAGGAGTTCCAGAATATTGAGGACGGTTGACTTTCCCGATCCCGGGGGACCATATAGTACGGCAAACTTCTGTATCCTCTTTGAGTCACCAGCAACGATCGATCCGATGAGCCACTCAAGTTTTCTTCGATCATCCTCAGCATAGAGTACGCCAATGAGTCGATTCCAGGACTCCGGAGAACCATCCGCAAGAGAGTAGGGTAGTCGAGCGGTAGCATAGTCTTCTTTTCTAGGAGTACTGTCCGCAAATATGAGCTTGCTGTTAAGCTCCTGACCATTGTCGGGGAGCCTGGACTTCCATGTCTGGAAACTGGTCCATAGTCCAGTGTTGTAGTTAGACATTGTTTTTACAATGGTCTCGATCTGACCCTTGTGGTTCTTCTGATGCTCGAAGAGGTCCCGGTCTACCAACGTGGCGACGTCAAACTCGTCGGTAGACCAGAGACCCCTACTTTCGTCCCATATGGCTTGGAAGTCCCGACCCTGAATGAGAATATCCCTCGATCTTCCGACGAGGAACTCAGGGTAGATTTCCACCTTTCCACTTTTCGTGGTACGCTCGCAGATTCGGTAGAAATCCATCGAGGCTCCTTTCACATATAGTTCTCATTTGCGTAGGCATTCATCTGGGCCCAGAGTTCTGCCTTGCGCATGTCTCGCGCGCCGTGGAGAGGGATCGCCCGAAGAGGGAACACGGATCCGAGTCCCATCTTCGTATAATCCCTGGAGTTGATCCGCTCAAGGATAGAGGCCACATCCTCTTCGCCTTGTGGATCGAATAGGGCTTCGTCGTGGTATGCATAAAGCCCGCAGTTCTTAACCATCTCCCAGAAGTACCACTCAAGGGAATATGGAGTGTCATCATCCTCGAGCATCTGGTCCATACGCTCAGCCAAAGCGATGAACATCTCTAGCATAGAGCACGTCTGCTCAGCCAGCCAGACATACGAGACGTCTCCCGAATCCCTGGTGAATACTCGACGAAGATCGATTCCATCATGAGCCCGGTTGATGTCATTGGCGACTACAACTCGGAACGGTGTCTGGTGCATGATCTCGAGAAGCTGGATATAAGACTTGTCGGGGGACTCTGCGAGTCGAGTATCCCCCGTTCGATCTACCAGCCAATCGAAATATGAGTTATCCGGTGCAACCTCGATCATTGTCAGTCCTCATAAGGCTCAACCCCGAGAACAGAGTGCTCGTAGGAGTCGTCGAGGAGAGTGACCTCGAAGTCCGCGTGGCGGCTCATGCTTCGGATGTAGATGATGGTGTCTGAAGCGGACACCCCGCTGATGATATTGTCGAACCAATCGGTATTCTGCATGGGAACCCCGCGGTTATCGGCAAAGACGTCGTCCTCCATGTAGTACGTGATCTCAACATGCTCCTGATGCCCCTTGGCCATATACTCCTCACGAGTAATCTGGTAGGCCTCGAAGTGCTGTCGATCCATCGTACGCTTGTGGGTTACTTCCTGGTCGGAATCCTCCACAGGAGTCGGAGAATAGTCATCAATAGCGTCCGATACCACTTGCTCAGGATCGGGTTCGCCACTCGGAGAATCAGTTCCTTCTCCTACCGAGTCTTTGTGCTTCGCTTCAGCAATTTCTTTCAGCTCCTTGTTGATCTCGATCGTTGCTTCCTGGAAGTCCTTCTCGAACTTACGAGCAAGGACAATGTAAGTACTAATACCACCGGCGATCACCCCCGCCGCAAAATACAGAACTCGATCCATCAGATCTTGTCCCACATGACGCCGTCGACGTTGAAGTCGAGAGCCCACTTCGTCACGAGACGACCGTGCTCGTCCTCCCCCTCGAAGATTCCGTCGGAGATGTTGAAGTCGATGAAGTCATCGCCATTACCCTTAACCCAGCCGGTAACAGCGCCAGCAGGAGTGTGGGGAAACCCGAGCATCTTGTAAACCTCGTTGAGGAAGACGTGACCACGAGTCTGAAGAATATCATTGGCGTACTGCTGCTGGCACTTGAGGTGCAGGATGGCCAGGTCCTCATCGGCAGACCAGTTGACATTGTCGGGGCCGAACACAACCCCGTAGGGAGAAACCCCTCCCGGAGTGTTCGATACGGCCTCGATGTCGAGACTATCGCCAGTGAGCTCCTCCTGAGCCTTGGCGGAAACCGCCTCGAGGACGGCCTCCTTACCGAACTTGGCCTCGACCTTCTTCTTGTAAGTCTTGAAGGCCTGGTCAACTGCGGCGTAGGCGGCAGCCAGAGAGGCGTTACGCCTCAGCATGATACCGTGACCGGTAGCCAGAGAGGCAATCGAGGCAGCCCCGAGAATAAGCGCAGGAGCATACAGCTTCCCGAGCTTAGTCAGCATGCGAGTGTAGAGAACAACCTTGTCATGAGTGGCGTCCTTGTCGGAGAGCTTACCCTCCTCGTGGGCCTCGTGGACCTTGACAAGTAGAGAAGTCTCCTCAGCGACGGTCTCCTCGACCTTGAGGGTGGCCTTGGATGCGAGAACCGTGGTTCCGATGAAACCGACGGTCCCTGCAGCTGTGAGAATGGTGGGTGCGTGCTTGGACAGAACCAGAGAGGCCCGCCCCGCAATGCGAGTAACAATTCCGAGATTCATTTGATACGTCCTGCTTCCTTGAGTCGAAGATAGATAGCGATGGCCTGGTCGTCTTCCATGCGTTCAACACGGCGACGCCACTTGTCTGAGAACGGATAGGCGGCGATTAGCTCAAGCCGCACTTTTTGAGGATTCATCGTGCGTTAACGTGGTCCGGTTTCGGGAGCTGAAGCATGTAGCCGTGTCTCGAGCGGATTACCGACATGTTCCGGGCCGAAGTCCAACCCCAGTTCTCATCGGTGTACTCTGTACTAATCCCGCAGAGGTCGTAAAGGTCGGCCACGGTGGCGAGACCGTACTCGTCGACCAGGTCCGCAAGGCGGTCGAGAACGAGGTAGGCTTCGTCTCGGGATTCGAGCTCGATGTCAGAGAAGTCGTGGTAGCGGCGATTTCGAGGAGATGCCTCTCGGCGATTACCTGGAGCCGAGCCAGGGCGAGAGTACGACCCATAGGAGACCCGGGTCCCTCCCGACGAACCCCCTCGTCGAGGAGCGCTTTCTCCGAAGAGCATACGCTCGATGCCCTGAGATACCATATCAGAGATGAGGTTCTTGAATGCCGGGATTGCAACATCGTAGACAAGATACTCACCGACATTGTGGATGTCCTCTCCAACGAAAGCGGAAACTGCCTTGGTGGCAAACCCGGCCTTCTTCTTTGTGACCGGGGACTTGGTGACCTGCTCGACCTTCTTGCGCTCGGGCAGTTTGCTGTTTGAGGGTAGTTCTGGTCTGATCGGGGCGTTAGCCACTGTGCGTCCTTTCTAGTTTTGAGGGGGCCCAGATTGCTCCAGGCCCCCTCTAGAATATGATCAGGCGTCGTACTTCGCCGCGATCTCCTTGTACTTGGGGTCGTCCTTGAGGGACTCGAGGAGCTTGGTCGGGAGGATGCCCTCCATCAGCTCCTTGGCGAACTTCGGGTCAGCCGCAATCTTGTCGAACAGGACCTCATAAACCGGTCCGTCAATGAAGTTCTTGGCAATGAGCTCAGACTTGACGAATCGCTCGCCCTGTCGCTCACCGTATGCCTTACCGATAATGTTGTCAGTGAACTCCACGATCTGGAGCAGGTTCTCGTCCTCCTGAGCATTGGTGATATACTCCTGGAAGGCGTTGATACCGTTGTACTCCTTGGCGAGCTCGAAGACCTCTCGACGAGACAGGTTGAAGTACAGGGTGTGAGTGACGACCTCGTCGTCGAAGAGGCTCTTGGCGCGAACGGTGGTCTTGAACATGTGTATGTTGTCCTTTCAGTTGATCTTGAAGTAGTTTTCCTTGGGCGAGACAAGGAAGTCGACGGTTAGGACAGGCTCCCCCTTGTCGGTAAGCTGAGACCCGAATTCTACGGAGAGGGCGTTGGGATCAGACCATCCAACAAGCTCACCGGCGGCAATTGGCGGCAGACCAAGTCCGGCGTAGAACTCGTTAAGGGAAGCGTAGCACTCTGAGTTGAGCTGCCCGTTGATGTTGTTCTCGACTCGACGAATGGTTTCGATGTCGGACTGGAAGTATCTACCGGAAAATACGTCATAACAGGTGACGTCACCGGACGATGCGACCAGGATAGTTCCGGGACTCGGCGGAGGAGCATCGCTAAACGATTTCTCTGCAGCGCGGGCCTTAACCTTAACCAGGTCCTTCGGTTTAACCACGTCCGCCACCGCCTCGCGATATCGTCTAAAAGCCGCTTCTGAACCCGAGTAGGCCAACGCAAACGCCGCTCCACGAGCGTACTGGATACGGTTTGCCGCGACAATCGATACCAGAGTTGCAGCCCCTGCGATAGCTGGGGGAATGTAGCACCGATAAGATACTGCGAACTTCTCCCGCCAGGAGAGGTCGTCTGGCGAACGGAGGTTAGCCTCGCAGTAGTCGGCGACTCGTTCAATGGCGAGCGTCGTAGACTTCGCCGTGAGGATGGCCGTAGCGATGGTCCCCACGCACGCCGAGGCTGTGAGAATCGCCGGCGCGTTTGCCTTGACAAGTCTCGCACAATCGTTCGCATTGATCACTTGTCCTCCTTCTTGTCGCGGTATTCGTTAATCAGTTTGTCGACATCCACCTTGGATTGGTTCGTCTGCCAGTCTCCGAGATTCTTGATGTTGACCTCGTCTATTACGAGACCAGGGAATGTTGTTCGAGAGATCTCAAACCTAGATAGATGTGAGGCAATCTCCATGCGAATAAGTGCCTCGATGTCCTTGCGGGAAAGGCTACAGGATTCGCCCTTAGGCCCCATAGGACCCTGTGGACCGGGAGGTCCCTCGACAACTTTTACCTTGATCCACTCCTTGTCTCGGACAGCCTTGAGGAATCGGCCGAGAAGCCCCATCAAGTTGATCCACAGGATGAGAAGTGTAAGGGCGCCGAGAATATAGATTGTCCACCAGATCACAGACACTTGATTCCTCCTTCTACTTCCTTGAGCCTCGGAGAGAGCTTCCAACTCTCTTTATTGTTGATACAATCCAAGATGTAACCCGGTTCGAACTCCCAGACCCCGTTTCGGTGCGGGAAGTGTCGGAAATCAATTGAGTCTGCAGCCATTCGACGGAGGTACTCTCGTCGGGAGTCTCCTCGATTACAGGCTCGAGCCTCTGCTGTTGCTCCGTCGACACCGAAGTAGAGGATTGAGAGGGCATCTCCGACGACGATGTCTGAGTGGTCTGCAAGGAGCTCAAGGACTCCTCCCACTGTGAGGATAACCACTCTGTCTGGAGTCTTTGAATTTCGTTCAAGCTCTTCTCGAGGGACTCCATATTGCCATCCTCTAAACACCTCCGTACAGATAAGGTCCTTGCGAGATTCCCATTCGGAAAACGCGTTATCCTTGAGGAAGTAGTAGGAAGAAGGGTCTTCTCCCATACGTCGAGGGCGTGTCGTGGCGGTTCGAACTGCGTGGAATCCATGGTCTCTCTCCAGCTTCTTCTGATAAGTGGACTTGCCTGAACAACTGGGTCCGAGTAGGACTTTCAGCATATGTGTCTCCTTTCTTGTCAGACAAAAAGCCTATAACCCAGGTTCTGGGTTATAGGGTGGCTGTTACCAGCGGTTGAGTCGGCGGTCACGTCGTGCAACGTAACGCTGCTGCAGACCGATAACGTGCTTCATCCGGGCATTTGCACCGCGTCCAATAAAGCAGGATGCGAGAACAATTCCGAGGATGAGGAGCAGGTTCCGGATAGCAGTAACGGCGAAGCGGATCATGAGTGTGTCCTTTCAAACGGAGGGGTTTCAATATACTCCTCGTTTTTATCGCGGATCACTTCGTAGTCAGTATCGAGATGATCGCGAAGACCGACACAAGGCTTGCTACAGCACCGACTATGAGCGCCGCCAAGATCAGGATTGGCGGATCCATGAGAATTGCAAACGCAACAAACAAACCGGCGGTTGTGAGGAAGAAGAATAGGAATACGGTGTAAAGGGCAATTTCGTTCGTAGGCATCAGCAGTCCTCCACCGCCATATGCATCCACACAGTAGTGGCCACACCAATAATACCGGTTGTCACGACGAAGAACACTCGCTCCGATAGAGGCGTGCCCACGGTCTTGTCCCACACGAGCCAGGCAAGGCTGGCGAAGAACAGGATTGAACCAAGGTCAAATAGCTTGGTCATGGTACTCCTTTCAAAAAAAGCCTATAACCCAGGTTCGGGTTATAGGTGTGAGATCAGTCGTTGGAGTCGTCGGACTCGACTCCGTCGAGCTCATCGAGGTCGTCGTGCTCAAGCTCCTCGGGAGCCTCGATCTCGGGTACCGAGCGAACGGCCATGAAGGTGAGTGCTGCAGAGGCTGCAAAGATAGCAGCTCCGGCAATCAGCTTCTTACTGTTGCGCTTGATAGCGGGAACGAGATTCTCCTTGTGGAACTTGAACTCGACAACGGGGTCGGTGGTCTCGACAGTGGTGTCGTTGGTGTCCATGGTGGTTTCCTTTCGAGTAAGGGGATCTTCAATATAGGCTTGGTTTTTCTTGCGAAAGCCTATACCCCGTGGAGGAGTATAGGTTAGGATTCTACTTCGAGAACGCCTTGAGTACTAGTTCTTCGAAATCACGGGGAAGTCGGTCATCTTTGAGTGCATCATTCTCTTTCTTGAGTCGAAGTGATAGACGACGGTACTTGTCGGTCTTCAGCTTCTGCTCTTCATGAGCAATCGCAAACATGATGGCCAGAACGGTTGTGATTCCGAGTGCTAGGTATAGCATTGGTATTCCTTTCGTAGGTCTTCAATATACACGCGGATTCTATCGCGAAAAAAAAGATAAGCCTAGATCCCATGTCGGGATCGTTGGCTGTGATGTTAGTAGGATCAGAAGTTCCAGGTCTTCTTCTTGCCGAAGATCTCTCCGATCGCCAGGAGGGCGAGGACGGCGAGAACGGGGACGGCAACAAAGAGAACGGCGGTCATTGTAGTTCCTTTCTAAGGGTCTTCAATATACACCGTGTTAATTTTGCGACGCATGTTACTAATGTGACGAAAAACTAAACGCCGGGAAAATTTGGCGTTTAGTCTTTTGCACTCAGAGGAGCACTGGGATGTGGAGGTACTGAGAGCAGTATTCCTCAATCGTCAGGTCGGTAGCGGAAACTTCGTCGAGGAAGTCGAGCATAGCCTGAGCGTTTGCGGCGTTGAACTGGTCCATTGTACTAGTCCTTTCTAGTGGTCTGGGTTTCATTATAAACACCGTTTTTCTTGCGAAAAAAAAAGATAAGCCAAGCCCCCCATGCGTATAGCACAGGGGGCCTGACGAATCTCAGAAGGGTTTAACCTTCATGATGAGTCCGAATGCCTTGGACGATACCACGGCAAGTCGCTCATACTGCAGAACTGCGACAATCCCGAGGATTGAGGTAGCGGCACCAAGCATAGCATCGGGGCTGAGCTTCTTGCTGTCGCCAAGAGCTTTGGCTTTTGCAAGGGTCTCAACGTTCCGAGCGATCGTGGTGTACTCCTCGGATGAGGGATCGTGGAGTTCCGCCTCTTTGAGAGCGGCGTTGATGGTGTCCATGACGATGTCGGTCTTCATGGTGTGTCTCCTTTCTAGGGTTCACTATATTGCAGGTTTTTCTCGCTTAGACCTGCTTGACGTCCATGGTCACCTTGCCGTTGCGGAGCATCTCGGCGACGGGCTGTTCGAAAGCGGCGTGGATGTCCTGGTTCTCCGAGACGTGGAGGGTCCCCGAGGTGGTGTTCCCCGTGTACTTGGCGGAAGAGACGCCGAGAAGAACTCCCAGGAACGTGTCGACTGCAGCGATGGTACCAGCGACCTCGGTGGGGTTGGGCAGGTGCCAGAGTGCGGCGAGGGTGACGTAGAGCGCAGAGGTGGCCGGAAGGGCAACCAGGGCGATCCACTTGAGGATGTCGTAGGAACTGTTCTTCATCTGGTTCTCCTTGAGGTGCTTACCTGTCATCTGACTTCTTCCTTGCTGTGGGACGGGATGAGGGGACCACCGGGAGACTCTTGACCTCTTCGACGATCCTCTCGGCGAGACCATTTCCACCGAACTCGGCATATGGCTCATAGAGGTACTTCATAAAGTCCTCGTACTCGTCGAGGGTCAAGAAGCCCCGGTGAATGTACGTCTTACCAACGTACACGATTCGATCATGAGCCATCCCCAGCAGCAATCTTGTGTTGGCAGACTTCCGATCCTGACGTTTCTGGATGTATACCCAGAATCCGGTGGACCCGAACAGTGACAACACGACCGCAATCAGTATGTCTAGTGCGGGATTGAAACCGAAGTGCTGCATGTCTTCCTTATGCGGTCACTACGTAGTAAGGACGGATTCCTCGCTCGTAGTTTGCGGGTGTAAGGAGTGAAATACCCGACTTGTCCACGCACCAAGCCATAGTAGCGTTAGCCACGTCCTGAATCCAGTATGGGTACTGAGGGACGGTAATTAGCTTGGCGTTCATGTGGAAGGCCGGGAACTGTCCCTGAGCCATGAACGAGAAGTCGGTCCTTCGGTGAGTGGACTGGGCATAACCCTGCTGGTTTCGACCGAAGATCATTTCCTCGTTCATGATTGCCGCCTTGGGCTCCCCGAACCAACCGAGCTCGGCAACGATACCGTCGTCGATCTTGGTTGTGAATCGGTGCCAAGGAGAGTTGAGGTTACCACCGAACATCTGAGCACCACGGTTTACTGCAGTACCGATGTCCTGCTTATTCAGCGTGGATCCGGCGTAACCCTTTGTCGTATCGGAGTTCTCGTCCCACTTAGCCCCGTAGAGGCTCTGGTCCGGTACGACGACAATGTGTGCACGGTCCCATGGCTGGGGGCCCATGCCTCGGAAGTAATCGAAGGCCACGATTCGCCAAGTCACACCGGCGAACTGCCAGTAGTCCCCTAGCCACATACCCTTGAAGGTTCCGTTGTTAATGTTCTTCCGCTGCTCCGCATTCACCGAGGAACCGAGGTGGTCTCCTCGATAGATGGAGTTGTGGGTACCACCGTTAGTGGTATCCAGCAGGTCGAAGAACGTGTTCCGGTTCTCGAGTCGGTTGTGCCACGTCGAAACATTTCGAGAAAGCGAGTTGACGTTCTCGTTGACCGATCGGAACTCTCGACGGATGTCCGCAAACTGGGTCTTGAGGTTGGCCACGTCTGCGGCGTTGTTCCCTCCCGCCTGAGCTAGAGCGTCTCGAACGTCGCGGAACCAGCTGTTGAACTCCGCCTCAAGTCGGTCCGACAGAGCATTCAGGCTGATGTGCTCAGCCACTCCAGCGATGTACGGAAGCTGCGTGCCGACCAGGGACTTAATGTGCTCCTGGCCAATACGAGTGATTCCTCGAGGGACGTTGATCTCTGCGATCTTGTAGACCTTCTTATTGGCCGTGTCCTGCAGCTCGGGGTTGAGCTGTCCCGGAGCATTACCAGAGGTCTTGGCACAGATGAGCTTGGCGCCACGAACAGCTGTGGACACGTCGACTACGATGCAGATGTAGTCCTTACGGTCTGAGCTGCTATAGGCTGCGTCAACAGTCAGGGTCTCCGGTCCGGTGTTCTCGACCCAGTGGTCGAATAGCCAGGCTCGTCCGGTACCGACCTCGACCTTCATCCCCTCGCCGACAGCCTTCACTCGAAAGAGCTGACCGACGTTGGGGAAGACGCCCTCATTGAAGACGCCCTTGAACAGCGACCCGAACTGCTCCGAGTCGTACTTTCGGTCTCCGTTTACCGAGTTGTAAAATCCACTTACAATAGGCATTACTTCTCCTTATCCCGAGGGACGATGACGCTGCCCGGGTCATTACGAGTGAACCCGAGAGTGAAGCCAGCACCATTCCACTTGTTTCGAGACGAGACGGAGATGACTGGAGTCTGAGCAAATCCACCAGGGCCCCAAGACTCTGTCATCTCGGTGAGCTGGACCTCTCGAACCGTATTCCTCTTGATCTCGTTCTTTGATTCCTTGTATGAGAATGGAACGTACTCGAATACGTCTCCGATTCGGAACCCCTTACGGTACTCGACGCCGCTGAGGTTCTGGATCCGCCCCGAGAACATCTCGAGAGGGGTGTACTTCGGGAACATGTGGTCGAGCGCCCAGAAGGGGAAGAACCCTGCCGAGAGCTTATTGATCATGTTCTTCTGCTCGTTGCTGAGGCGATTCCAGTCCTCGACCGCATAGGGCTTGTGGATACTGGTGTTGTCCCAGATTACCTCTCGACGATAGATGTTATCCTCGGATCGAAGAATATGCTCGATCGTCTGAGTGGTGTTGTTGGCGGGCCAAGAGTAGTCGAAGTCGCCAGTATCGAAGATCTCGTATATGACGGACTTCTGGTCCACGTTGGACTTGATCGCCTCGAACTCCGTGAAGTTGTCGTTATCCTCAGCGAGGACGACAGTCTCAACCTTTCTAGGAGCACGAATGAACGTTCTATACGTATCCGTCTTGTCCCACTCGACCTGCCAGAACAGCTTGTATCCGTTGGGCTTGGCCGCGCTCAGGACGTCACGCATAATCTCACCGACGGGACAGCGGTCATAGGTAACCCACTTGTTGTCCTGCCAGGTTCGACCAGTGTCGTTCACGAAGGCGAAGTCGGAGACCGCCTCGTTCCGATAGAAGTTGAACCGATCAATCCTTCTAGAAGCCTCAGCCGAGTGACCGAAGTTGTCGTGAGCCAGCTTCTCAGCCATGGTCTGCGCACGGAACATACCGTTCGAGTCCGGCTGAATCATGTGTCGGTGCTTGGTGACCCGCCAATCATACATCGACTCGAGGGATCGTCCGGTGATCTTGTGTCGATAGGCGGTCTTCCCCTCCTGCTTGGTGGAAACGGTTTCAACCACCATCACAGTCGATGTATCGTCTCGGACAAGGTAGTTCCATACGCTGACTGGAGAAGTAGCGCTGTGGCTGAACACGATGAGCTCGAACTCACCATAGTCATATGCCCGTTCAGTCCAGTTCAGCGAGTGGAAGGTTGTTACCTCGACCCAGTCATCGGCCCTCCCAGGGCCTGTCTCAAACAAGTGCATCCTTAAAGTCCCCTATAGAGTGTCTCGAACTCGATAGTAGTATCGACAGCCGCAGGGTCGGCGTCGAACTCGAGGGAGAAGACATTGTCCCCTCGGTAAAGCCGAAGCCATCGGGACTCGGCAGTAATTAGTCCAGCAACGTATGATTCCTTACCCCTTGCTCGGTGGATGATCGACTTGTATCCATCTCGAGTATCCACCACAAGCTGCTCGTCCGGGTAGAACATACCAGCCTTGGCGAAGGACATGCCCTCTCCGGTGGTCCGGTTGTCGATCGAGAGTCGAGTAACCGTAGAACGGAACGAGAAGGTAATGATGACACCCGTTGGAGCGTCGCCGTTGTAGCGAATCGTACGGAGGTGATCGTACCGCTCATCACCGAAGATGAGTCGACCATTCGGCTGAGCAGGAGAGTACTCCGGGAACTCGAACATCGGGTCTGCGCCGTTGAACCGAACAACATGCTCGGTCTGGGTGGCAGAAGAACGCCAGAACGGGTTCATTGCTATAAGCGAGATCTGAATCTCCTGGTTCTCAGAGAAGATGTTCGGCTCCACGGACTCAACGTAGAAATCGAGGTGTGCGATCTTCAGCTCAGTTCGAATCTGGAGGTCGATCTTCTCAGCAACGGGGAATACCTCATATACATGCTGTCGGACCATTTCGATGTCTTCCCCAATGGGGATCAAGGTGAGAACAGTATTCCTGGTCCCAACCTTGACCCCCTTGAAGAGTCCTCCATCGATTAAGGCGAACTTCTCGTATGAGATCTCTGACTTGACGGGGCCGATACCAGTGACTTCCTTGACCGCGACGCCCGAATCCCACGGGTTAAACAGATCCAAGTCAAGCTTTTCCCCGAGGCTATTCGTAGCCACGATCTGGTGAATCATAGTGACAACTGGTCCTTTGCTTGTGCTAGCTGGTTACGGGTCTGACGGTAGATCGTCGCCGCGTCCAGGGCCTCTGGTGAGTTGTTCGTCTGGTTGAAGGTGATGTTAACACCACCATTTTGACTGGCGAGAGAAGACTTCTCGGAGTCAGACAGTCGCTCGTAAGGTCGAGCGCTAACCGAGGCATTGTAGGTACCACTCAGTGCCGGAAGCACGTTGCCGATACCCTCTGCCTGCTTCTGCATCTCCTCGAGGTTGAGAACTGGCTTAATCTCGGGGGAGTATGACGGGTCCTCGGAGATAATGTCATTGATCTTGTCCAGAGGAGCCTTCATGGCGTCGTAAGCACCGCTAGCAAGGCTCTCTCCAGCAGCACCGACCTTCTCCTCAGAGTCGGATAGACCAAGCGCCATACCATCACCGATGTAATGACCGAGCTGGCGCATAAGCCTCGAAGGCGAGTGGATTCCGAAGTAGCTCTTGACTCGACTGTAGGCGTTCTTAGAAGCGTTAACCAGCTTCTCGCCGATCTGCCAAGCCTTAGAGGCCAGACCGCCGGTGACGCCATCAATGATGGCGGTGGCGATGTTGATACCCGCCCTGCGGAAACTATCCGAGTACTTACGAATCGTGTTCGCAATACCCTCGAGGAACTTAAGGATCATGTTTGCCGCGGCATCGAGAATCCTCGGAATAGCATTCCCAATACCGTTGATGAAATTGACAATAAGATCCGTACCGGCGCTGATGATGTCCGGAAGCTTGCTCGAGACACCCTCGATGAACTTAGCAAGAGCGTCTGCGGCCTTCTGGCCGAACTCATAGGCGTGGTTGTCCAGCTCGGTGAGCATTGCCTGGATAAGAACGAACAGCGCGTTTACCACACCAGGGATATTCGCCGTGATGGCATAAATAACGGCACCGAGAAGTGCCGCCATAGCCACGCCGATAGCTGGTGCCTGTTGACCCAGAGTGATAATGAACGAGGCAAGTGCATTTGCCAGGTCCACTGCCAACTGAGGCAGAACTGCACCGAGCATCTTGATGCCCTCGGCGAGGACAACGAATGCTGCAGCACCAACTGTTGCACAGATACCCAACACTACGGCAAAAGCGGCCATCGAGATTGAGATCGGGAGTAGCGCCAGACCAAGCCCGAACAGGGCGAGGGTCAGGATGACTAGTCCAGGAGCAACTGCCTCAGCGACGGCAGCGGCCACCAGGAGAATGGCCAAACCACCCGCCAAAGCAATCATACCAATAGCCAACTCCGTCCAGGATAGCCCTCCGAGCATCTTGATGGCTCCTGCGAACGGGACAATCGCCGCGGCAAGAATAGCTAGCGCAACAGCTCCCTCTAGGAACTTACTTGCGCCGGCCATAGCTACGACAAGAATCCCGAGACCAATAGCCAGTGCAATCAGACCCTTGGCCAGCGTACTGAGGTCCATGTTTCCAAGGATTGCTACTGCTGCGGTAAGCGCAATCACAGCAACAGACATTGCTAGAATGGCACCGGCTCCTCGTCCGCCCCCGCGTCCTGCGACATTTGTGGCTACGGCAAGGATACCGATAATCACACCGATGGCGATTACACCCTGAATGAGCTTTCCGGTGTCCATCGTTCCGAGCAGCCAAATGGCCGCCACAAGGATCGAACAAGAAACAGCGAGGCCCATGAGAATGCCAGCACCCTTACCCATGAAGGGGTCCTTAGACACGACATACATGAATCCGGACAGCATAGCGATGATAACGCCAAGGGCAATAATACCCTGAATGGCCTTTCCGGTATCCATCGAGCCTAGCATATATACGGCTACAGATAGGATTACACAAGCTACCGCTAGACCCATAAGGATCGCTGCTGCACCCTCGGACCCCTCCATCTCGGAGGCCTTGGTGATGAAGTCCTTGAGGTAGTCCAACATGAACTTCAGCGCGATAATCCCTTGAATGGCATCAGCGGCGTTCATAGAACCCAGCATCCTGACCGCTCCAGCGATCAAGAGAAGTGCGATACCGAACGTTACAAGAAGCGCCATGATTACCGGCATGTCCTTCTTGAATGCCGACAGCTTAGTCAGATCCTCAAGGGTGTTCGTCAACATGTCGAACAGGACCTTAAGTGCCGCGAGAACAATCAGGAGCTTCGGTGCTGGAACAAACGACATCACAATCAGAGCCGCAGCAAGAATACCGATAGCTACTGCGATCATAATCAATGCCTGAGCCTTGATCTTGGACTCGAATGCAGAAAGCACATCTCCGAGTTTACCCAGTGTCTCACCAAAGGTGTCAGCAAGGTTTCCGATCTTGTCGAAGTTCTTCTTGAATGAGTTCACCCATCGAACCATGGCGATAAGGAATCCGCCACCAATAGCGGTGACAAGGATCTTACCCATATCGTAAGACTTGAGGTTCTCGTTAGCCTTGCCAAGGGCTTCGCCGATAGCACCGAACGCCTTCGAGGCACCGTTCTTGATGGCGGGACCAAGGGTCTGGGTGAAGAAGTTCTTGAAGTCGATGAGCTTCTGCTTGATCGTGTTGAACAGCTCGGGAAGGTGGAGTTGTTCGGCGATGCGCTTCACATCATCCAACCATTTTGACAGGAAGTTCTGCTTTGCGGCTTTCCCTGTCTCGGCAACAGCTGCAGCGGTAGAGGAACCCATGTCCTTTACGGCTGTACCGGTCTCCTTGGCCTTATCGACTACTTCACTCTGACCGTTGATCCAGTCTCGGAAGGAGTAGGCGAGATCCTTGGCCTTATCACCAACCTTACCCATTCCCTTCTCGAAGGAATCCCAGACCGCGGAGTTCTTGATCTTCTCAACGAGTTCACCAATTGCGGCAGACAAGTCTTGAAGCTTCTGAGCCAACCATTCCGCCTTACCGGCTATGTCAAACCTAGTCGCGAACTCCTCAAGCTTGTGGGAGACGCCAGCAACTACGGCCTCGAATCCGGTAAGCCCGTCAACATTGAATCCCGCAAAGAACTGACTAATCGCGTCCTTTGCTGAACTCATCTTCGACGCTAGCTTAGCCCCGATCTTATCACCGAAGTCCTGAATCGTCTCCTTGACCTCGGTGAGGGAGTACTTGATCTTCCCGATGGCATTACTGAATGCCTGGAATGCGGGGGAGGCCTTGAGAGACGTCATCAGTCTCCCTAGGGCTCCGGACAAACCACCAACAGCGGCCGCTGCAGCACTGACTCTTCCGCCGATATTCAGCCATATGAAGAAGTCGTGGATCTTCTCGACGACCCAGGAGATTACCTTGCCGAGCAGATCGATCGGCGGAAGCAGGAGCTTTAGCGCCTTTCCACCAATGTCGAGTTTTGTGAACCACTGGTCGAAGGCGTAGACTACCTTACCAATGACCTTTGTGATCTGGAATAGACCGGAGTTCATTCCCGTTACAACCGGGAAGAACGCCCCGATGATGTGTCCGGCAACGGTGAGGATTACCTGGCCGACCTCGGAGATAATTGTCCAGAAGATGTGGAATACCGAGAACAATCCGGTAAAGGTCCACTCGAGTTTATCTGCGAAGTTGTCAGTGATGATCAGCTTCTCGGTAAAGTCGGCAAAGGCCTTGGTCAGCCTAGCTAGTCCTTCTCCGCTTGCCCCACCGAACACCTTGTTGAAGGCCGTTCCGATCTGACCAACGATTTTGAAGATCGAGAAGAAGATGTTCTTAAGACCTCGGAGTAGATCCTCTCGGCCTCCGGCTGCGGCCCACATCTCGAGGAAGCTGTTCCGGGCATCACTCATATCGTTAATGAGGTCACCAACCCAGTTACCCACTGCAGTGAATAGTGCCTGGGCCTCTCCGAAGTCACCAAGGATGATCTGCCAGGTCTTGGCCCACCCGGAGCCGAGTGCCTCGCCCCAGGTACCGATCATCTGAGTAAAGGTTCGAATCTGGGTTGCAGAATCGAGACCGGCCTGAGCCAGACGCTTCATCTGTGCGGCTTGTTCCTCAGAGTAGCCCATCTGCTTGAGCTGTTCCTCAGAAAGGTCGCCGGTAAGAGCCTTCAGGGTCTCGGTCATGATCTCTGCCGAGAGCCAACCTTCCTGAAGAGAGAGTCGGAAGGAGCCGTTCTTAGCAACCATGTCATCCACCGCGATGCCGTGCATCCTGGCGGTGGTCATGATTGCTTCCTGGAACTGCTTACCACCAATACCGGCGTTCTCGATAGACATCCAGTCTTGGAGTTTGACCACTCCAGAGCTCATGGCCTGAGCGAGCTGCCTGGTTGCTCCAGCTGCGGCTGTTGCATTGGCTCCAGATAGGGCCGCCATGTTGGAGAAGCCCTTGACTGCCGCCGTAGCATCCTCAAGACCGATACCCGCCACCGTGAACGTACCAATAGAGTTGGTCATCTCGGTGAAGTTGTAGATGGTCTTGTCAGCGTAGGCATTCAGTTCGTCGAGAGCCTGATTAACCTGGGTCAGCGTGGTGCCATTTTGAGCCGTGTTGGCGAGAATGGTCTGAACCGAGTTGATCTGAGTCTCGTACTCGGCGAAGCCGTCCTTCATGACGTTGAAGAACCCCGAGACGATCTGGGATCCCGCCGAAAGAGCAGCACCAGCGATTCCTCCGAATGCGGCGATACCTAATCCCTGGGAAACGGTCAGATTTCGACCGACTTCCAGGGCCTTGTTTGCGAGATCGCCGAACGTGGTGTTTCGAGCAATCTCGGAAAGTCTTGATAGTCCGCCTGTAGCGCCGCCGACATTATTGAGTGAGTTCTTAAGCTTGTCCATGCTGGAAGCCGACTCGCTGATGGCGTTGACGAACTGCTTGTTGTTGAGTTTGAGCGAGACTACCCGCTCGTCAATGGTCGCCAATTACCTAGTGACCTCCTTCCAGGCCTGTTTTGCAATCTTGTCAAAGACAGGCTTGATTGCGGGATTGATGTAGTCTCGCCCGACGACGTATCCACCGTTTCGGGTGCCGTGTCCGTACTGAAGGATCACGGCGATGTTCACGCCCTTGTTGACGTGCGAATTGGTCCAGTCGATTCGCCAGCTGTTTCCGGTTCTCTTGACTTGATAGTTCCATGAGTTGGCCGTCTGGCCCGACGAGGAGGGAGTGGCGCGACTTAACGCCTCCACCCCCTCCTTGCCGAACTGGTTCATGATCAGTGCGAGATCCAGTTTAGCCATTCGCGCCATCCAGTTTCTTGTGGGGCGCCAATCGCCCTGGCTCTCGAAGGTGATCATGTCTTTCTCCTAGACTTTCTGTGTCGGGAAGAGGTCCGCTATGCCAGATACCATGCAGCCTGCGGCACCGTTGTCGATACCTCGGTCGTAGGCCGCCTTGTTGGGACAGATGTGGGCCCATACGGGCTTACCCAGGGTAAGGATCTTGTCCCAGGTTGTCTTCTGAGCATCGTAAGACATACCCAAGAAGGTCCAAGGCCCGTGCCAGCCATTTATCTGACCGCCAACGACATGGTCCTCATAGGAGTATCCCCAGCACATCCATCCGTCGTTCTTCCATTGCGTAGCTAACCACGTGGCGTCAATTGAGAACTTCCAGATTACCCGATCCTTGGCGTCCTTCGGTAGAAACCTAAGCAGATCGGACCACTGAGCAGCCGAGTACTTCGGGTCAAGGACCGTGATATGACTAGAACCGTAAGCCTCGAAGTAGTCTTCCACTGTAAGGAAGGGTTCTCCTTGAGTCTTGTACTTCTGTACATCGGCCCATGTCATGTCCGTGACGGGAGTATCCGGGGCGGTGGGGTCAACCCGCGTCAGCTTTCGGTCGTGATTGAGGAACCAGATGCCGTCCTTTGTCCTCTGACAGGACACCTCGAGCGCACCGGCTCCTCTGGCCACGGCATTGGTGTAAGCCCGCATAGAGGACTCTGGCCAGCTGGCGGATCCGCCTCGGTGAGCGATGATGTATCCTCGGTTACGAATCATCTTGACAATGTTGTCGTAACCAAAGGGCATCTCCCTCATAGTGGCCGGAGTCTCGGACCGGTCCGTCTCGAGGACTCGAACCAGACCTTTAGCCGATGGGTGGATCTCAACCGTAGGCTCGGTATTCCCGGACTTGGGTGTGAGCTCGACTCCGGTATAACCAGAAATCAAGTCGCCTACCACGAATTCTGGAGCCTCAGTTACCAATGCACCACGGATCATCGACCAGGATGCATTATCCGAGGATCCTCCAGAGCGAATAGTCGACTTTGGCCAGTTTGGTTCCTTGTTCTTGGCCGCACCGTGAGACTGAATGAATAGAAGCGTGGGCTTCGTTATCTCAGGCTTAGTTGTCGACCAAGGAATCAGTTTTGCGTCTTCGACATTCCGGAGGAGAATCATCACGGCTCGTTCTCGAGCAGTAGACTGAGTCTTCCCGGTCCAGATAACGTTCTGAGTATCAGAGGGATCTGCTACCCATTTTGACGCAATGTAACCAGACCTACCACCGATGTTGGGATTCGACAATCCGTTCCATCCGGCGGGTGGTTTGGCCGAAGTGTTCCCGAACTGGGACGCCACGACTAGAACCGCGAGATCTCCGACCTTCGATTCTAGCGAAAGAGGGTTCCCTGCGCCGCCATTCGCCTGATCGGGATAGTTCCCTACGACGTATATTCCGCCGAGATGCGCTCCAGGATTAACCGCTGGAGTCTTAAACACCTCGATGTTGTGGAATGTCGCCGACTTGGCGTCGTTCGGGATGGCGAAGTAAGGCGCCCAGAATGGAACCGATCCATCGAGGAAGACATTCTCGGCTTTAACCGTCCTAGATCCGGCGAGCAGCTCAACCTTCGTGCCGAAGACGGAACTACTTCCGGTGTCTTTGTGTTCCTCGGGGAACTTGGTATGGAAGATGTTTACCGAAGTGTCCTGAGTGGCGGTATAAGTGATCTCAAAAGTCCACTTACCGGTCCCGATAGGCTTATTATCGATTCCCCACGGACCAAACCCTCCTCCAGGACTAACGATCGCGTCGTTAGTTCCCCAGTCGACGAGTCCAGAACTGGACCACCACCGGTCTTTCCATCCGAAGATGCTAGACATTTCGCCTCACGATGACGGTCCCACTCTTGGTTCCGGGAGGTACGGCCTCATCCTTACCGAGGACAAGGACAGTAGCTCCTGTCGGACCAGTACTAGCCTTGAGCCGGTCGACCTCGAGCTTGATGTCGAGGAATCCCTTGATCCACGGGATAACGAGATCACGAAGCTTAGCTCCCGGAGGATTAGCATACGGGTTCCCAACCGGCTCCCACTGTCCACCATGGTTAGGATCCTCAACGAGAACTCCGTCGGTGATATAGAGGTGGCCGATCGGTAGCTTGTCGGCCTTGGCGAATACCTCTCGATAATTGGCCTCGGTAGTGGTGTGGATGACTGCCCACCAGCGAGTGCTGGGGTACTCCGACATGTGTGCCGGAAGGATCGGAGTCTGCGGGTCATCGGTCAACCACTTCTGAGCGGTCCCCTCGAACATCATGCAGACATCGAAGTCCAGCTTACACATCGCCTCAGAGATGTTGGCTCCAGTGTTGATGACAATCTGGAACGCCGGACCATACTCGGTTCTGAGATCGTTAATTAGGGTCTCATACCACGTGACGCGGTTTGCCGAGGTCCCCCATCCGTTGATGACCTCATCGAGGAATACTCCCTGGACGACATCGCCATACCACTGCTTGGCCCGTTTGATGTGTTCCTTGATGTATTCGTGAGTATACCGATCAGGATTCGGGATTCCAGCACGACCGGGATCATCGTGACCGAGGCTGGCGGCGCCATACTGCGTCTTCACGTAGAAGAGAATCCGCTTGGCCCCAGCACCCAGTGCAAGTTCGGCTTGCTTCTTGAAGTCTTTCTCGTAGGCTTCCCAATCGCCGCTGTTACGGTTCATGATCACGAAGCCGAGCTCGTCGCGGAACTTAAGTGTCTCGGCCCACTTGGAGTGCTGACCTGGCTTCCCATCCTGGTAGTAGTCGGGCCAGTAGTAAGTCACCGGAGAGTAATACCTATCCCCGTTACGGAAAGGTGTCTGAGCCTTAGCCGCAGCCGCGACTTCAGCCTTGGTCCCGTACGCTCGCTGAGCATCATCCTTGCGGAGGTAGTTCTCCAGTTGAGGAGTCACCGCATCCTGTCCGGCGGGACCTCGATCTCCGGCAGGTCCTCTTTCTCCAGGAGGTCCAGGAGGTCCAGGAGGTCCAGCAGGACCCTTCTGTCCAGGGTTTCC